CGGATACCCTATGTTCTGCTAGGTCGAAATAGTCGTACATGAGTATTAGCATTATTCCATTTTGCACGTTTTGTACGTCAATTTTATAGAAGGGGAAGCCCAAAATCTTTAGCGATTTACCTTAAAGCTTGTCAAATACTCTTAATGAAGTATTTAGCAGGTGAAAAGGTAAACCCTAGAGTTTTTGGAGCTGCCGTATCTTGTAGAAACGGTATTCCTTCTGTGATCCCAAAAGATCATAGAAAGATGATACGTTTGATGGATCCTTCATATATTAGATTTTGAATGACTTTATTCGGATTATTCCGAATAATTCCTTTCGCATCTAAAATGAAGATTTCCACTATTACTAGTCCTGGAGTAGAATTGAATATTTTACCATTTCATACTTTTCTTCCAATATTTTGGGCTCGATCTCACATCTCTGATGTTTTGATTGATTCTGAAACTTTGGTAAGAAAGGTATGATTGATATTCAAATCTGCTCCTGGTTCTAGTTCTTCTACTAAGTACGGTAGCTTTGAAACTCCACATCCAAACTCTTCTTCACTCATTGCAGTTCACGCTAAAGCGTTGATGGATTCTCAATTAAAGAATAGTTATCTTAAATTGAGTGAAATCCTTCACCCTAGTGTGAACTACTTTATAGGTCAGATGAGTCGGTATGTGCCTTCTACAAAATTTAATGGTGGTGCTTGACCTCTAGGTAAACTAGGGATCAAGCTCGAACCTGGTAAAGTTCGTGTATTTGCTATGGTAGATTGGTGAACACAAATATTGCTTTATCCTCTCCATCGTCATATCCAAGAAATCCTTAAAAAGATTCCTCAGGATGCGACTTTTGATCAGAATAAAGCAGTCGATTTCGCAATTTCTCTAGCGAAGAAACATTCTTATGTAGCTTCATTAGATTTAACTGCGGCAACCGACCGACTGCCTTTGATACTGCAGTCGGTAATTGTGAACAGTTTTCTACCAGGTCTAGGGCAGCTCTGAGGAGAGCTACTCGTAGATCGGGATTACTGACTACCGGGGTACCGTAAGTTTGTTCGATATAGTGTCGGACAACCTATGGGTGCTCTCAGTAGTTGAGTAATGCTAGCAATGACCCATCATTTTATCGTACAATACGCGGCAGCACAGACCGGATGAGTTAAGTGATTCCCTAACTATGTAATACTCGGTGATGACATCGTTATCTTTGATAAAGATGTTACTGCAGAGTATTTAAAAGTTATGGAGTTACTTGGTGTACCTATAAATCTTACAAAATCATTGATATCCGGAAACGGAACCTTTGAATTTGCAAAGAGATTTATATGTTGCACCCAAGATTGTTCACCTTTATCCTTCAAAGAACTTGATGTAAGTATGGTATCGCTTGACGCTTTACTATTACTTATAAAAAGGTTCCAGAAGAATTTTCGGTTATCAACCTTAGTTCGGGTACTAGGTTTTGGGTTTCGATCATTGGGTATGCTATCAGCAAAGATATCAAAGATGTCTTTACGATTGCGTACGTTAATGATTTGAATAACAAAACCTCTTAACTCTGTCTGATCCTTTCCTACATATGTTCAATGACTCTCGATGAAGACTATTTCTAGTTCTTCTATCTCAAGACTCCATATCAAAGGAGTTTGAGATGCTCTTTTAGATCGGATTAACAAAATTGCTCCTTGGGGTCTGCATTGAGCAGAACGCCAAAATATGAGCTTTCAAGTTGCCGTACCTAAAATCACGTGAGCCAAAGAATTATATGATGAAGAGTTCAGTGAAAATCAAGTTTATTTTCAGGAAGTATTTTCCGCTCTCATGAATGAGTACTCTCAAGATCTAGAGGAGTCTATTACTAGACATAATCTATTCTTTAAGGGTAAACGTCCAGGACGTGGATATGATACTGATGCTCCGAAAGTAGCATCTCCTGAAAATCTTGACATAGCCTTAGCTTTTCTAGAACGTTGGTACGAATTGAAATCATCTGTTCCAACTGTTGACATTGACCTAACTGTCCGTAAGGACAGTTCGGGTCTTCGTAAACAGGCGGGTCGATGATTACGACTCCATACTTTATATTCTAGATTAAGGTAAGGCTATCGAATCAGATCTGTCGTGCTGTCTTGGAATTTTGAAGTTTTATTAAAGTTACTTGAGTAGTAGCTATACAGGAAATCCAAATTTATTAACAGCCTAACTAGCTGTATTTGGTAACGCCAATCACATTGTGATTGGTCTCCTTCTGAAGAGAAGGTCCCCTGTGGATCTATTATCTAGTGGCAATTATCTAATCATCGGTTAGATTTGATAAAATTTTAAGAAACCAAGATAAAAATGCTAATATAATGATAAAAGGTTATTTGGTATACGACTACGTCGCGGACCTCGTGACCGAATATAATTTTTAGCAATCCCTTTTATAGACTATTCTACCGAATTTCTCTCTCTGTACCTGCTTTCTATGAAGGTTTTCAAACCTATCATAAGCCAATAGCTCTTTGAAGACTAGATTAGTCATAGGGAGAATATTGAAAGATGAAAAGCTTGAAGAAACGCCTTCATACAGTTGGGCTAGATCCTATGTCCGAGCATTGCTCCCTTATAATAGAAGACTAA